AACAGCTTTTCGGTTGTGAGGTCTTCTTCATCCAATGAGGGTATTTCGTCAACTTGCCGTTTTGAATACCCCATAGCGATCAAATCGCTGGCCGTATACCTCGAACGATGGGCTACAAAATTTGCTTCCTCCAGAGTTCTTGCTCTGCGCTCTATATAAAAGTCTTCAGGAGCTACCGTTTCAACTTTGACCCGACCTTCATTCTTTGTTCGTCGGATTTTAAGGGAGTGTGTTGAAGCGGGAGCAACTTCAGCCTCGATGGCCAACCCCAGCCCATCAGTGGCATCTACTTCATGCTCAACCGCTTCAACTTCCGGGTCCGCCAGAAGGAGGACCATTTCGTCGTCGGTTAAACCTTCGTAAGTTTCGGTGGTTACATCAGTTTTTTCTTCAAAGAAAACCTTGAAGCATCCAAAGCCGCTAAGGAGCGCATCCTTGAAGGCTTCGTGCATCAATTTTATGCCGTCGTTATCCTTCAAAAATATATGGTTGCAGTACTGGGTGACTTGATCAGCTGCCGCTTCGTCTTCGGGGCCGACAGGGTCGAACTCAACAACTTCAGTTGAGCTGGTAAACGGTTTAAGCAATGACGGCAGCATGGACTCGATGGTGTCCATAAGGTCGGTAGAGATGACCCTGGAGCGCCCCTCGACCTCCGTACCCATTGGGTAGCCCAGATAATACTCAAGGGCTTTCTCCCGCCGGCGCATAAGCTCACCGCCGTAAAAACCAGCGGAGGTCCGTAGACCGTCAGCAATGATTGATTTTAATGCTTCTTTCGAAACCTTCTTAGATCGTGCCAATTTATGAAGCCATCTCAGCAGCTTTTATCGCTGCATCTTTTGAATAAGGTCCAGAATCAACCATTTCGCCGTCCTCGTTCGCCAAACCCCACTTCCCGAACATGATGTGCTTCGGTACGAGTTGGCCGTTGGGTTCGCCTTCAACGCTAATTGAACCAATTGGATTGGTGATGCGTTCAACTTTCTTTTCAAGGACGGTTAACCGCTCCAGCATTTCTTTGCTTAAAACTTCTAGTCTAATACTCATTGGGACTGCCTTTCTTTTGGGGAGTACAACAGGCCAACGCCACTGAGTGCGACACCGCCTTTTAAAATAGCTTTACGCATTTCGGGGGTTATTTTGAGGGACCAGACTTCTTGAGGACCACCTGTTTCTAAAACCATTTCGTAAGTGTCTGGATCAGAAACAACCTTTGCTTTTGCTTCTGCTTTTGAATACCCGCCACCAAGCGAATTTCCCGTAGTCTTGTTTGTTATTGAATAAACTTCTGGGCCTGTATCGATTTCTTTAACTTGAACCTTCTCACCGTACTTTTTGGCAAACTTGTTGGCGGCCTTGACCAACATCCTGTCATAAATGGCCTTCTTGCCCTCGCCGCCCACTTTAAGCTCCATGCCAGAAATGCTTTTTATCTTTTGGTCTTCTGCACCTGCCACCGACAATTTTTCATATTTTGCATTTACAAGTTTTTTAGCGGCTTCTTTGCCTATGTGATCTCCAATTTTCTCTGCTGGAACATTTGATTTAAAAAGTACTGATGATCCAGCTTTGTCATAGGCAATTAAAGTTTGTGAACTCTCATTCCACATTACTCGATCAACGAGTTTGCTCAGATCATATCGGTCGATCTGCATCTGGCCTGACGTCCAGGCAATGCGTTGGTGGTCGGTCTCAGCTGCCTCCCTGATCATCCGTCTGAATGTCAGGTCGGGCCAGTTCTTCTTGAAAGGTGCGTCTGGAACCCGATCATCACGAACCGCAGAATTATCTCTAATTCTTCCTCGCGCCACAACAATAGCTTGATCTGCATTTCCTGCAATTTCTGACCCAACATTTGTAATAAATTCACCATTTGCATCACGCACTTCATAAAGAACATAATCAGAAGGGGCAGAGATTCCTTCCGTTGCGTCTATTACTTGGAATGGTTCAGCAAAGCGTTTATCTGGTGTTTTATACCCCTCCGCTTTGCCTTGCTGGTGCCACTTGGACTGAACCTCCTGTAGAAACAAGGTTCTGTCACCATCAATATTGCGGGTATCGAAACGGGCATGGGCTACAACATTTTTCTCTGGCCAGTGGGGGTCAACGTAATCCTGCCCCGCCGTTCCAGCTTCTCCACTGAACTCTGCGCGTTCGATTGCCACCATTTCTTCACTTTCGGCGTCAGTAAGATTCCGCCGCGCTGCAATATTGGTCAACTCCTCATATCTTTGTGTGGTAGTAGCCGCGCCCGTTTTGGCGGGTAACGTCAGCAATGTCTCGCGGTAGTTGGTGCCGCCAGGAATATTGAGACTGGGATCGGCATATTTTACAAAACCGCCAGAACCAGGTGGCCCCCCTCCTGTGCGTTCCAGAAGTTCCTCCAGGGGCATTTGTTGTGCGCTTTCAACCAGTTCATCAAACAGCTGTTGTTCAGCCACTTCCTTAGTATCGTGAAGCCTGAGTACGCCCCCATAATCATGCATGGGTTCCCCATATAGCGACGTTACCCATCCCCCTTCTTCGGGATCGAACATAATTTCAAACTCGTCCATATCCTGACGAGCGGACTCTTCATGAAGAGCCGTATAATCTTCGGGGTCCGTGCCGCCTCTGGTAACGTCCTCGATCTCAAGCGGGTTCTCTTCGTACTGGGCCAACAGCCCTGATTTGGTTACCGTACCTCCTGCACCCAGCAATCCCTGAATGCCAGACCATTCGAGTTCGTCGGCTCCTACGCCGCCAGGATACTTTCTAAAGTGTGCAGCTGCCTGATCTGCTGTCATTTTCTCTTGCGGCATGGCTTCGATAGCTGGTTTCAAACGCGACTGATAAACAGGCCCGATTTCATCAACCATCGGCGGACCTAGATTATGACCAATTCCAGGTCGCGTACCGCCCATTCCCAAGGCAGCACCTTTAGGAGCCAGTAGCCCTCCAGCTGCATAACCCAGACCAGCTACGTTCAAACCAACGTCTCTGGTAACCTCATCGGGTGTCCAGTAGCCGCCTTGTGCAGCATGACCAGGCATCACAAAGCCTTTGGCAAAACTATGCAGGATTTCAGGAGCTACCCAGTCGCTCCAATCGATTGGACCTTTGCCTAGCGCACCTTTCGGATATGGCAAAAAGCCCAAACGCCTGACCTTGGGGTCCATGCCGAATACTTGTTGAGCGCGTTGAGCGACTGTATTTCGGGGCTTATAGGGTGCGCGGATCTCCGGCTGCGCGGCCCAGCCGTCATAGTGCGTATAAGCCTTACTTGGTAAGACCCTGTCCAGTAATCCTGCCATTAGAGAGCGTCCCTAAGGAATAACCCAGCCGTTGAAGCGGTAATACCGGGGAATTCACTCATTGGTTAATCCAAAAGACCTCTAATAAGTAGCTCGTCTTCAGGAACATCTAATGTTGCCCAAGGCGGCTTAAATTTCCGTTCCGCTGGGGTGAACCCCATACGGGTCTGTACGTTTCTGGCTTCAGCTTCCCCAGCCAGCAATTTATACGCCTTCTCTGGATCAATGTATGGTTGTGGCTCTTTAATATTCACACCATATTTTCTGTTTAGCCGTGAAAGCTCGTTAAGTAACGGTGTTTGTTCTTCTGCTTTATAACCCATAAATAGGTTTTCAATTTTTTCCTCTGTTGAACTCCACTTAGGATCGTTAGGAGACAATTCGTCTAGTTTGTTTTCTAATTTATCAATTTTTGGTTCGTATTTTGTTTTAAATAGCTTGTTGGCTGCGTTCATTTCGTCCGTGTATTCTTTACTGTTGCGAATTGACTTCATTTTTTCGACAACGTCCTGTTTTTCATGCCATCGCTTATGTTCAGGATTTGCATACTTCCCAGCCACCTGAGATGGAGAGCCACCTTTCGCAAAACCTTCTCTATGCTGAATAGCGTGTTGCAACTCATGTAATTGAACGGACTTAAACTTATCAGGGTCAGCAGAGCGGCCAGCATAATTATAAATTTGATCGATGGCTGGATTATATGAACCCATACGTCTGCCACTCTCTCCCCCACCCGTTGGTATGGCCTCTAATCCCTCAACAAAAGACCGCCTTTTTCTAGCTAAACCCCGATACCGTTCGCGTAATTTAGGCAAGTCTTCAGCCATCTCAGAAGTGAATGTTTCGTATCCTGGCTTGCCAGTATTATTTTTGACTTCTTGAAGATAACCAATTCTTCGATCAACCATCGTCATCTCATCTGCAATATCCCCATAACCTCTGGCGGGTTTTGGATAGGCAGAATATAATTCGGGATGTTCTAAAAGATCACCAGAGCGAGGGTAAAAGCTGCGGCGTGGTGTCTTCACTGTTTTTGCCAATTCATCACTTATTTCAAACTTCCAGTTATCATCAACGTCTTTATACCAGCCCGTTTCATCCCAGATTTCTTCTCTGGTCTTATCCGCTTTCCACATTTCTTTGGCTTTTTTCAAGGCGGTTTTATCGGCTGTTGCGGCCTTCGGGCCAGCAAACATACGGATGCCGCCAGTACCTCCCCCCAGTAAGCCGCCACCTGTATATGCTCCGCCAGCGGTTAGACCAGCTAAGGCTGTAATGGGATCGGCGTTTCTAGGGTCCAACATTACACTGGGGTAGAACTCTGGGCTAAGGGTAAACCTTAGGTCTTTCTCAAACTTCTTTAATCCCCTTCCTATGGTGCCAACGTCCTGTTTCAGTGCGTCCCAAGCAGCCGACCAGGGTGATTTTCCAGGTATTAACCCAGCTTGGCTGGGCTGTATCCCCAATCTTATCTGGCGGTCTAATAACCCTTTAGGTGTGTAAGCCTTACTGGGTACGACCCTATCCAGTAATCCTGCCATTACGCCGTCCCTGCTAATATATTTGCGTTAGCCATTTACGCTTTTTCTTACCGAAATGCCCGTTTTTGGGTCTCGCACCCATTCGTCATTTATTTGGCTTAATACTCGATCGACCCTATTGTCGAATATGTCTCTGCCTATCTGTCCAAATGGAGGATTAGGTGAATCTAGATCTTTGAATGACGTGCCTTTTCCAGGTACATAGCCAGGGAACATCTCGTCATAATCCCTCATTCTACTCAGCCCAGTGCTATGATCTGATAATCTAATTTCTATGCCAACCTTGTTTGGCCTTTGGACGTGTAAATAATCAGACTTGCCAAAACCTGTCCTGCTTAGATTTAATCCAATCTCTGCATCAGGATATTTCTTTTTAATTTTTTCAACTAAATATTTAGTGGAAGGTAGGGAACGTTCCAAACTTCCTTTTGATAAAGGTTCAGCATAATTTCCAAACGAAGGCCAAGTTACTCCCTTGACCTGGGACACTGTTCCAGGCACCGCCATAAACGGAATAGCCGCCGCAGCCATGCCGAGGTTCGCAAATGCCTGTCCGTAGTCTCCAGACCGTATGTTGGGCATAACCTGGCCCGCATCTCTTACCATGCCGGCAACGTCAGCCTGTGGGCCTACAAACTCAGGAACAGCCGTAAAAAACTTCCCTATTTGCTTACTCGAAGGGACGTTCAACCCCAGCCTACGCATAACCTCCAGAGGGTCGGGTACTCTTTTGAAAAAGTCAGCCATTTGGCGGTCTAATAATCCCGTAGGGGCATAAGCCTTACTGGGTACGACCTGATTCAATAATCCTGCCATTATTCATCTTCAAGTTGGTTTGGATCGATCAATCGATGGCCACAACGTTGGCAAGTCAGAAAGCGATCACCTCTGATTAAACTCGTTCTGTGCCAGAAGACGGTACACCAGAGTGATTTGCCGAACTCACACAAACTGTTGAGAATTTGGGTACTCAATCTTTTGATCCCAGGGTTTGCGGTAAGACCCGAATTTGGACATGCCTTCCCGATAACCAATTGCCAGATAACGAAACGCATCGGCAAAATGGGAATCCGTCGAATGCAGCGGAAGACCGCTACTCTCCTTAACGCGATAGTGCCGAAGGGCTTTTAAACCTTCGGCACACTTCTCAGCATCGAACCAGCATCGGGGCAATAGCGCCCGAACTGCTTCGATCCCTTCCGCAACTTTTCGCATTGGCACGATTGTAGGCAGTAGTCCAAGTTGTCTTAATATATCTGACCTACGTTGTGCTGTTGCACCCATAATGCGGGAGTCGGTATCGTGAGGTAACAAATGGTCACCGTACGAATACCCTTTATCAAAAGACCGTTGCTGAAGCACTTGGGTATAATGGGCCAAGCCTTCACCAGACGCCTGATAACAATCTATAAGCCTGATCTGGCTCGATGGGGTTTCCTGCCAGAACCAGATTGAAGTCATATCCGCAACGCCTAAATCCCATGCCGTGTTCACCAGCATGGTTTCATCGTAAGTCACGCTGCCTATTCGCTCTTCGGCTTCTGCTTTATTTAACTGGTCGGCATAGTAGGCGCCTGTTAAATTTGCTGACCAATCACATTCCAGTTCCTGCCGGTACTCGTTATCCGACATCTGGCTTTTAAGTTCTTCAATCTCCGCTTGTGGCAATACATTCGTTTTGCTGGCTGGAAACAGGCACACATACCAATCTGGATTACCCGCTGCTACTTCGGCCAGGCCTTGGTCATATATGGCCTTGAACTGGTCCTCTGATTTTGGTGTCCCAATCCAGAGACACGATCCCCGACGATCAGCCAGAGCCGGCCTCAGAATTTGAGGAAAGACCTTTGGCGGGATATCCGCAAATTCATCCAAGACCACAGCGTCGGCGTACATGCCCCTGAGGTTTTCACTCGATTCATTGGACCCGCTCAACAAATAGATGGAGATCTTACCCAGCTGGGGATGGGGTATCTCGCATCTGAGTTTGGCGGCGTTAAATTTGACTCCAGGGAAAACTGCCGTTGCTTCCTTTAAATATTCAAACGCTATCTTTTCCACTTGGCCGAATGTCGGCGCTATAAACATTCCTTGCGGGTTCTTGTGCTGGCACTCG